GCACCAAGCTTGCCAGAGAAATTAGACTCAGAATCAACGCCATCAGCAGCATTAATTGTCTTACCGCCTTGGATATAATATGCAAGATCGTTAAGTTTGTTTTCATAACCTACGTGTAGGTCTGTAGCTCTAGACTTATAGTCTGAACCTGTGTACTTAGCTTTGGTTTCCACATTTACATATGGTCCAGCCATTACAGGGGCTGAGAATAGAGTAGCTGCGAGAGCTAATGTAATTTTTTTCATTTAAAAGATTCCAGGAATGATTTGACCAGTAGTAGCGTATGCTCCAAGAGCTGCCATGATTCCGATCATAGCCCAGCGTCCATTCTGTAGTTCTGCGTTGTCGTTCATGGTATATTCAATGGGAGGTTGTAATGCGATAACTTCTGTATCGTTCATTGTAAAATTAAAAGTGTACAAGTGGCAGGGACGATGAACTGTTCGGGCTGCCACGTAGCACTATGCATTTACACTATTAGTTTTCTTCGGTTTTTTCTTAGCTTGTATCCTATTAGGATTGTCTGGATGTATTCTCCAAACCTCACCTAGTTTACCTTGCTTGATTAATTTATCTGTATCTGAGTAACGTGCTTTATCTTTAGCATAAGTATTTTTCATACTCATATCTTTTTACCTCCTTTAATAATTTTTTTAGGTGGTCTACCTTTTTTTGTACCGTAAGTACCTTTACCTTTTGGCATGGTTATACTTTAAGATTAGATCGTTGTAGTTTTGCTTGGACATCATCACGATAAGCTTCATCTCTATCATAGCGTGGGTCATTCATATCTGAAACAACTTGTGCCATGCTTTTATAGACATCAGCTGGTGCAGCTTTACCTGTTACCAAGTTAGAATCACGTCCAACTGCATCTTCGTATTGTCCAAACAGTGCTTTTACTGCGAAGGTGACTGCGGCTTTGTTCCCTGTCTCAACAACTTCATCAAAGTTTTTAGCGTCAGCATCCGATATGTTATCACTAGCCCATGCCATTAATTGTTCATAACCTTGTTTACCACCAGCTATAGAATGTACTTCTGCTACTTCTGTATCTGATAACACAGGAGCTTCGTTAACTTGAGCTTGTTCCATACCTACTTGGTTACGCACACCTTCAAGGTATGAGTCAACCATAGTTTTATTAAAACCAGCCTTGTTAAGATCAGTGTACATATCATCAGTAAGTGTTCCGTTGTTTTCAACAAAATACTCATTCATTTTAAATGGATCTATACCATTATCTTTGAACTGTTTAGTAACCTGATCTCCATATACTTCAGTAGCAGTCTCATAGTTGACACTACCATCTTCAGAATAGAAATCTTCTTGTGTAAACTGAGGTTGTTCTTCAGTAGTTTCTTCAGTAGTTTCTGTATCTAGTTTACCTAGACCAGATTCCTCACCTTGTTTCTTTTGTAATTCAAGGTAAGCTTTTTCTAAATCTTTTGGTGATTTATATTTTCCAGCAAGCAAGCCTTCTTGCTCTGCCATCATTTGTTCACCAACTTGCAGGGAGTCTTGCTCGTCTGCAGTTAGTGTACCTTCTGTTGATACTGTATCAGTACCAGCATCGTATGTAATTGTTTCTCCCATAGGTGCTTATTGTTCGGGGGGTTGTGGTGGTTGTCCACCCATAGCTCCAGCCATTGCTTGCATTGCTGGTATAGCTTCAGGGTTTTTGGAAGGGTCCATTGCAGGAGCACTAGCAAATTGACCAGCTTGGTCCATTAAGGACGCTTGCATCTGCTGTTGTTCTGCTGCTTGTTGTTCTTGTTGTTGCTGTTCCATGCTCTTAACAAGGTTCAGTACATCAATACCTTGAGCTGCAGCTAATCGTTTGATAGCTTCATCTGCATTAACGAATCGTTGTAATGCCTCTGGTCCCATAGTCTGTGCAATAGTAGTTATAAACTGAACCAATGCATCCCTATCTTGTCCACGTCCTAGTGCATTAATACCTGCTACAATAGTAGGTTTGACTAGGTTCTTAGGAACAGCAGGGATCTGCTTACTCCTTTGTAGAGTATGCATCTTTCTTCCTAGATATGGTATGAGGAACTCAGTAGTTAACAGACTGAATAAACCACCCAGCTGTTGCTCTAGTTCCATTTGTGTCATACGAACTTCTTCTGCAGTAGTTCTTTCTGACTGTCTCACATTGAGAATGAGGAAAGCTTCTGATAATCTTTTTTCTAATACATTAACCAATTCAAATGCTGTACGGAAGTCAGCAGTTTTACCTACCTGTACTACACCTACATCATCTGGCCTACCTTGTATGATAGCACCGTTACCAGCTTGTGCTAATGACTGTGGCTTAGTTATAGAACTAGGTGACACAGTGAAAATAACTTTAGCTGCAGCTGCACTACCTTCAACAAGAGCTTGCATCAATGCTTCTAATGATTTAAGATCACCAAGAAACTCTTCAACTCTTGAACGTCCATAGTCCTCACCATCTACAGTAACAAAACGTAGTGGTATCCAAGGACTTTTATCTTTAGGTGCTTTACCTTCACTTCCAGGGATTAGTTGATCATGTACTTCTTGGTACCAGATCCATCCTTTTGGTGTTAGTTTAACACAAGTGTAAACATTGACATCCTTTTCATGGTCACTGTCATTTCTGTTAGGGTCATTGACTAACTCTTTAGCCATCCCTAACTGATCTCTATTAACCTTTTCTTTAGTAATTACTTTGATAACATTACCGTTACCATCTCTATCTACAACATAACGGTTAAGAGGATATACTTTCATACCTTCTTTACCCATGTAGACTAGAGAGTTACCTGTTACTACAAGATGTTTAATAGCTGAAAAAATCTGAACTCTATCAGTGGAAGCAGCAATGCTTTCCATTATCATTCGTTCTATCTTTGCAAAGCTAAGATCCATCTCACTCTTTGCTTCTGGTGGTATCTCTATTCCTAACTTAGAGTCATCTAATTGTAGTTTAAAGAAACTTGTTGAGGGAGGGAGTAATCCTAACATGAGTTTTGAACTCAATGTGACTACCCCTTTAGCCCCCACGCTCTGCCAAGGTGTCTTGAACTGAGCGTAAGGAGTCTTCTCATCTCGCATAAGTAATGTGGGAATAGTTAATTCCGCACAGTCATAAGCAATATTAAGAAACTGTTCACGGTTAGTAGATAATTTATTGTACTCGTTCCGTGCGTGTGCCATTATCTAGCCTCTGGAGAAGGTGCTCCGACCATTTTCTTACCAGTATTAACACCTTGAGGTGTGTTGATACCAGAAAGTCCACCTTCCGCTGGCTTCTTAGTAGCTAGCTGTGAGGTACCTGCTGATCTCTTCTTCTTCTGTACCTTCTTAGAAGTGATCTTAGCTTTACGCTTAGTCTCATCTTCTTGTGGAGCAGGAGTTGGTGTTGCAGGTGGTTCTACAGGAGCACGTTGAACCATCTGAGGTGCTGGGGGTGGAGTAGGTGGAGCTGGTGTGGGTGGGGTAGGTTGTGACCTGTTCCCACCAAAGATTGAACTAATAAGTGAACCGCACATAATATTAATCGGATAGTTGTTGTTTAAGTAATCTAATAATAGATAATTGACCAGCTCTAAAAGATATTTCTTTCTCAGATAGGTTGTGGTCTGGAAATACGTCAGGGAATTGTTCGTCTAGGTCAGCTATGACCCTTTCAATTCGTCCCCACTCAAGCGTATTTTGGGAGGTTTGTATTTGCATGTTCAAAAAACGCTGGCATCCTAGCTGCCTTGGTGTCAGAAAGTTCTGGTGCTTTGCCTTCATACATTAGGCGATCACTAGAATCGGCCCAGAATTTTCTGTCTAAATATCTGTCGGTTCCATTACCTTTTAAAGGTTGAAGAATCCAGTTAATTGTGGCCTTCCTAAGTTTGTCCAAAGAAGGAGAAGCAGATAGACCCAACTCAGCACATACAAGAGAATTAGTTCCGACGTGGATCTGTTCGTCTCGGCTGATGTCGGCAGATACTGTACGAAGAGCAGCATCCCCATTAAACCTAAAGAAAGGGAGTAGAACGAAGAAGATGGCCCGTTCTGCGACCAGAGCTTTGGTAACTGTATGATCAGGGTGTGCAATCCAAGCATCTCTTAACCTCATTGCTTCTAGTTCTGCTTGTTCATCTGCACCAAGGGCATTTACATAATACCCTAGTGCTAGATCGTGTCGTTCCTCATCTTTAACATTATCTATTAGTAATGCTCTAGCGTTATCGGGAACAGTTTTTTCAAGCCCTTCCGTAATGAAGGCACCAACTGGTAGCTCCATATGACGTATTGCGAGGGCACGTTTGATGGTCTCTTCAGCTCCTTCCTTAAGTTTTCCAACTGTAGGTTTGACTGGAGACCACTTTCTCTTACGAGAGAATAATTTATCATAAGGGTTATTCATTCTTGACAATCACATTGTGGTTCTTTAATAAGACCCTCTAAGTAATCGGTGACTTCATCTTCATCCAATGCAGCATATGCATTAGACTTATCTTGTACGTCTCCCATAACCTGAAGGCTGTAATATAAGGAGGTTTGGGGTGAACCCAACCACTCTTCCACGAACGCATTGTCGTATTCTATAACATCACTCCAAGAGTTGAAGCTATAGCCATGAAGAAGTCCTGTAGTATTTAATAGTTTCATGAAGCCATCTGCTACACGCTTGTATGCGTCCCAGCCAACTTCACTGGCAATCTCTACATTGCCATAGTCATATTTTTGCACACCGAAAGTACCGCTGTCACGGTCTACGGTTCTTGCAATAGGTGGTGCGATCTCTGGAGTACATGTGTACCCATCTAAGTCTTTGCTTCTATAAGAACAAGAAGCAGTAGGAGCAATAGCAAATGCTCTTACCATATCATTAGCTCTAGCTATACTAGCAGCTGTATCTATACCTTTGGCTAACTCAGACACCAATACACCAGCTTTTCCTCCAACGGAGAAACCAGCATTGTAAGAATTTAAAGCTTTACCAAACGTATCATAGGTTAAACCTTCACGCTTGAGGAGATTCGAGAGTCCAAGGAATCCAAGTCCGACCTGCTTGTCAGTCGATGAGGGAAGATATTCTCCAGACCCTCCAATACCTGTTCTGCCATGAAGACGGCACAATTCGGACATACCTTTAGCGAGAGCCGTCTGTATGTCGCCGATACGACAGGCACCGAGATTGATATGTTCGAGAAGGCATGTTCCTCGTGAGGGCAGGTAAACCTCAAGACATACGTTCCCGTAGATTCTTTTTCCTTCTTTGTCATATTTAATTTTGTTGAGCCAGATGTCTCCTGATTTGATTCCATAAATTAATGCTTCCCGTGTGAGCGAATCAGTGTTTTCCCATTTTTGAACGTCAAGATTGACGCACCTTTTGATCCAAGGGAGTTGGGATCTAGGAGTTGTAATAAAATCAATGATATCGGCATGGTCAATATCACAGTGAGCAACAATAGCCCCGTTTTTGTACACCCCGCCTCTTCTGAGTGTTTCATTTAATACTGAGTAAATTTTTGCAAACGATACTGGACCACTCGCAACAAGTCCCTTGCCATTCTCAGTTCCTTTAGGTCTAAGGTTGGATAAGTGGATTGCAACCCCTGCTCCGTATCTAAGAGCGTGGCTCGCAAATCTCCAAGACGCTTCGATTCCATTTTCTCCTTCCATTGAGTCTTCAACTACGAAGACGGTGCAGCTTACAGGCAATCTCCCTTCTGGGTTATCCATCCAGTTTTGTACTCGGCCTGTTCGAGCGATCAATTCTGCTGTCATTAAACTAAATCATCTAAATTTGGTGGTGCATAATTTGGTCCCTTAAGAACCTTACCGTCATCACGGTAAATAGGTTTTCCATCTTCATCTAACTTAGACATGTTACTTTCATGCACTCTGTGTAAAGTTTCATCTAAGTCCCATCCCATGTTAGCAGCGTACTGATAACAAACATAAACTAAGTCAGCTAATTCTTTTAAACACTCAGCCCTAAAAGCATTGTTCTTTCTAAACAACATACCTTCAGCTTCAAGAAACTCTTTAAATTCCTCAAGGATTAAGTCTTTTTGTTTAGTCCGATGTGGCAGATCCGTGTTGTTGCCAATCGCATACTTCGTCCGAAACTCCTCCGCTTGTTGGCTTAGGAATGTCTTGTGTATGTCTTGTGTAATCGTTAGCGACATGTTCTAGTTCATTGGTTAGATAATGGATAGCTTTTGTTAGATCCTGAATAGAATCTTCTTTGTAACCAACCCTGCAGATATACTTGATAGCATTTCCAAGGTGGTAGTTAAGTCCTTGATCTCTGATGAAATCCCAGACTTCTATGGAACCCCTTTTATAATACTGGGGTCCATAGGATTGGTTCTTCACGGTCATAGTCGTAGTTTTCGTGTTGTAAAATCTTAGCTAAACGTGCATTAAGCAGAGCATCATCGTCTGATAATCCTCGTTCTCTAAAGGCTTGGCAAATTGCTTCCCACTTAGAGTCATGTTTGTTTAGTAATTCTAATGCACGTTTCACTCCTATTCCTGGGCAACCTGAGTAACCATCTGTAGGATCGCCAGCTAGCGATTGTATTAGATGCCACTTGTCCCCATCTTCTTTTGTAATCTCTTCAACATCATCCGTAAGATTCCATAGAACCCCAGGAATTTGTTTCATATCTTTGTCAGGACTTACTACAATAAAATCTTCATTCATATACTTAGGGTTGGTCGCATC